CACAAAGGGTTTCTAGGACGGCTCACATCTTCAGAGGCAGAGGGCTACGAGATTGCATCGGCAAAGATGGCACACAAGCAAGCGCAAGCTGATTTGAAGTCGGTATGCCGCTTGTATGGGCCGAGCGGTATGTGGGACTTGGTGGTGCAAGAGCAAGCCGCTGCCCGTGTTCGCAAGCGCAAAGCACTTGAGGGAGAGGCTGAGAAGCGCGACAAGTTATTCTTTATTTTATCAGTTATACTTGGTGTCACGATCTTCGTTGTTGGTTCTGGGTTCATGTTTTATGGTGCTAGTTTTCTAGCGAACTAAATGGCGCGGCTCCGCTTGAGGCTACGCCGTTATATTTTTTTTCTTATGGGACGACAGGCCGCAGATGCAAATGTTATTTGTTGAGTAGCCAACAAAGGAATACTTCATGGGACTTGAACACATAATAACTGTGTTGATTGCACTCGCTGGATCGGCGGGTTTCTGGTCCTTCATAACGATGAAGGAAAAGAATAAGCGCGAAGTCCAGACGGAGTATCAAAATACATTGAAGGATCAGGTGGACAGGTTAGCCGAGAAGTTAGATGTCTATACGAAGGACAAGGAAGAACTCTTAAAAGAAATTGGTAAGCTGCGTTCCGAGTTGGCAAGGGCGCAAACAACGATCCAACACTTGGAGACTATGCTTCGGACCCGTTAAATGTCAAGAAAAGACCAGATACAGATTGGTCGCCGTGGTGAATTTTTAGCAGCTTACATACTTGAAACTTATGGGATCACCACAACCCACGTTGATCTGCAATACGACGATCTGTGGTGCCGCACACACTCAGGCGAATTGTTTAGGGTGCAAGTGAAGTCCACCCTCAAGCCCACCACCTACACAACCGACCTCGAAAAGAAACGCTACCAGTTTTGGCTGGGGGATTCCCCACCTTATCACGGCGTCTATGTCTGCGTAGCTCTCGACATCGAACTTTGCCTTGCGTTTAGGGACGACAGGGCGGTGAAGACTTTTAAAATGAGGGACAGTTGTTTCACAGAGCAGAAACAAACTGACAGCATTCGAGAGGCATTTTCACTATGACCGTAAAGCATGATGGCATCATTGTTCACTGCGCTGCCACCCAACCACAATGGATGGAAGACAACTCAGCCGTTGATCAAATGAAAGAGATCGACAAGTGGCACCGTGACCGTGGCTTCCGAATGATCGGATACCATTACTACATCGCCCGTAGTGGTGAGGTGGTTGTCGGCAGACAGCTTGGCACAACAGGCGCACATGCCAAGGGTAACAATCAGACCATAGGTATCTGCCTTGCTGGTGGGTTCGGATCAGACGCCGACGATCTAGCGACTGACCACTACACCGCCGTTCAACTCGCCGCCGCTTATGACCTAATCCGAAAGCTTCAAGACCAGTACCAAATTTCCAATGATAAGGTCATCGGCCATAACCGCGTGTCGAGCAAAGCGTGTCCTGGCTTCCGCGTCCAGAAGTGGTTGGCTGGAATGTCACTATCCGAAGCCACCCAAAAGAAACCAGAGCGCACGAAACCAGCCCAATCGAAGACGGTCAAGGCATCTGCCGTAACCGTAGCTGCATCGGCTGGTACAACCATCACTGCCCTCTCTGGTATGAATGAGACAGCACAGTACATCATCTTAGGTTTTGCAGGGATCACGATCTTGTTCGGACTCTACATAATGAAGGAACGGCTCAAGGCTTGGGCCGAAGGCTGGCACTAACATGTGGGTGATTGTTGTCCTCTTCCTTGTGCCAGACGCATACAGAGTGGGCAGCAATCAAATGATATACCAAGACAAGCGCACTTGCGAGGTCGGGCGCAATCAACTTGTTGCAAGACTAACGGCAACCGCCCCGCCAGAGGGGAGGGTCTCTGTTAAATGCGTAAACATGCGTGGAGGTTTGAGCGCGTAAATGTTCGGAATAAACAAACTACAAATGTACGGCTTGATTGCCGTTACCTTCGTACTCGGATTGCTTGGCATTTATTCTGCTGGCGTAAGTCGGGGGCAAGATAAAATCAAACGCAAGCTGGATCAAAAGCTGATCGACAGCATGAGAACCGCCAAGGATATTGACGATGAAATTGACACGCTTACTGACACCTCTCTTGCTGATCGGGCTAACGAGTGGGTGCGCAAAGATAACGGCTGACACTTACTGTGATGTAGCCAACCCACACTTCTTTAGTTCAGAGGCAACAGTTGATTGGTTGATCCAGAACGATAAGCCCTTCCTTAAAGACAACTTAAAGCACAACGAAACATACAATACCTTGTGCGGTTAGGGTGTTAGACAGCTTGCCCTTACAAGATGTTGTGATTTCGGTTAAGGTTGTCGCAAGGAAGAGGGGTGACTTGGAAAATCTCAACAAACTATACGCACGTAAATTAATTGATTTGGAACTCATACAAGTTAATGGCGAAGTCTATAATTCAGACCTCGACCCAGAGGAAAAGGCTCTCAGGGAATACTGCATGTCCACACCGAATCGTAGGACATTTGCCATCTTATGTGTACGCGCGTCCCTTGATGACATCGGTTTACTGCCTAGTGATGCAGTCAAAGAGCTTGGCGCAACGCGCCAGACCGTTGATACAATGATCACTGAAATGAGTGACGCTGGATATATCATTGTGCGACGAATGGAAAACAACCATCGAACAATTCTCGCCAGTGATAGATTGACTGTAACCTATATAAAATACGCAGCAGCCTTGGCTGATATAAGCCAAGCACTCGACTTGGCTGCGATAAACACCGCTAGAAAATACCGCCAAGTAACTTAGCACCTCTCCACTAAATCGTTAGGCGTTCACCCACCCCAGGTGTGTCGGTTATTATACACCAACAGGGGGGTATATACTATGAATTATGGTGAAGGGTTGACAAGCGAGTATCATATGCGCAACTATGGGGTCCGTAACCACACAACCATAGGAGATTACCAGACGATGAATGACAACCTACGCATGGATATGGCAAGGTTGGAAGCAAAGATGGACGTAATTATTAGTATGCTTCAAAACAGGGGCGGTAATAATTCAGACGCTCCATTTAGCCATGAACTTTCAACCGCGCTAACCGTATCAGAAAGCGCATTATTACGCAGACTAACAATCAAACAACACTGTGTTGCCCAACTACTCGTCAAGGGTTGGAAGAACGCAGACATAGCCGCACTCATGGGTGTCACAGACAACACAGTAAAGTTGCATGTGTCAGCCGTTGGGAAAAAGATGGGCCTCAAGACAAGAGGACAGATTGCTGTCGCCTTTAGGGACGTATGTTCCAAGTCATCCACTGGCGAATATGAAGGTGCATCTGGTGGACTACCCATGAATTGGGGCGATACCGCGCACATAGGAATGGATGACAAACTTGCTCCGCTTTATGCTCCGCAAAAGAAAGGTAGCAAATGGGACTGAGTGTAAGAACCAGAGGTCGATCCTCAATGCTGCAAGCAAAAGGATCGCTAAAAGTAAATGGAGTTATCACGCAAATTCGTGAGAGCCTTCACACGTCTGACCCCGACGAAGCCCACCGCAAATGTCTTCAATTAGAAATGGACATATTGCTGGGCAAAAAAATAATCGGGCGTAAGGTAAGTGCCACGCAAGTATTGTTCAGCGATTTGATCAAACGCTTCCTTGCCGATCCATCTACTGGATCAGGCAAGACTGTGCATCAAATTTTAGAAAAGCTGGATGATCATTATGGCTCTACCCTTGTGTCAGACTTCACCAAGGCAGACGCCACGCAATATATATATGAGAACCACACATCGAAGGGACACGGCAACAACCATACTCGCCGTGTCATAACACAAATCCAATCCCTTCTGAACTATGCTCACGAACAAGGCTTCCGCAATGAGCGGATAGCCCTTCGCAAGCCACCAGAAGACATAAAGGATTTGGAAGTTCTATCGCCATCTGAAATCGACGCGGTGTTCAAAAGGCTCAAGCCCTGCAATCGTAGGCTTGCATCCTTCATCCTCTATACTGGCGCAAGACCAGCCGAGGCATACACGCTGCGCCGTAAGGATGTGGACTTCCCTCGTAAGACTTGTGTTCTTACCTCTATCAAGGGGCGCAACCGTGTCCCTCGTAAGCGCACCATACCGCTCAATGCGAAAGCATATGCGGCGGCGCACGGCAATCAACTTGCCGAACTCGACAAGGGAAGTGATTTAATGTTCACTTACCTTGTCAACGGTGAACACCGCCCGTACCATACTAGGGCGGGGTACACATACTTTATCAAGGACTGGACCGCTTCATGTGAACGCGCTCAAGTTGTGGACAAATCACCGTACACATTGCGTCACACCTTTGGTTCACGCCTTGGTGATAACAACACCCCATTCGCTGTTATCTCACAGCTCATGGGACACACCGATCCGAAGACAACTATGCGCTATGTGCATCCAACTTTCGAGGATCATCTAACGGCTGTCACGTCTATCTTGTAGGTGTGCCAATCACACAACGCCGAAGGTTGTCATGCCTTATGGTTTATGGTGTAGAGACTAGCCCTCTGGCACGGGGCTAGTAACCACACCAACACAACCTTCGGCATCACTTGTAACATCATTCTGTTGTTACATTTATATTTAAAACACGTCCCGATCCATTACGGGACACACGCTGAGGCAACTAACTATGAGCAATAAAGCAAGCAACGTCATTCAACTCAAGGTAACTAACTCTGGCAACGAAGACATACATAAGTATGCGTTATCGGACATGCCCTACAATGAATTGAGAGATGTCGTTGAACAGGAACTACAACAACTCTTAAAGAATGTGCTTCCTCACAACTTCAATCCAGAAGACATAAAGGTTTTAGATACAATCTTGAGAGAGTTGTTATTCACTGACGAATAAGACTAAAGGCAGTGACCATCCGACTTGTGCGGGTGGTCTTCCCAACAAAGTGCTTGTCCATAGCGGCAAGCATTTTCTTTTTCCAGGCTTCATTCTTGAGTGACAGATAGATCGCAAGCACCAGCTTGTCATTGTCTTCCATCTTCTCACTCAGTCCACATCGGACGTAGCCATCAGCATCTATGCTGATCGCTGGTGTACTCTCGACAACATAGAGTTGTTTGCGGGTGGCTTGTATCTTGGTCAACTGGCTGTCCTCTTTGTCCGAAAGAACCCATCATGTTCTGGGTGGTTAAACATAAACAAACGTGCGTAGTACGCCCGATGATTGTTAGACAGTTTGAATTGATCCCCTTCTGTCTCAATGTCAGTGTGCCATCTGATCCGCTCGAACACTGAGTTGATCGAATAATTATCATACCCTCGCTCAATGATGTCGAAGGTGAAGTGTTCAACAAGATCGTAAACGTGCGGGTTTTCTTTGTGATACAACCACCACTTCTGTTTCAATGATAGCTCTGAGCTACAATCATCAGTCATCGGCATGATCCCTCACCCAATCAGAATAGGCCATGACCTTTTCCTCTGGTTTGTATTCACCCCGATCTATTGCAATGGCCTGACGCTCTACATCATAGATGTTCACCTCGCCCGTCTGCGTATAGGATGATGCTGCGCCCTTGATCAGAGACAAGAGGTAACGGTATTTAAATTCTGCGTCGATGTTCATATCATGCCCTCGTCTTTAAAATCTTTTTCTAATTTCTCTGCAAATTCGGGGTCGATGTGCCGCATCTTGTGCAGCATTTCCATCGCCTCAGTCCTCACCGCAATCTTCGCCAGCCGTGTCTTCGATCTGTCCTCCCCCACCACACGCTTCGCAATCCTCGGTTTGAACGTCGAGGTATCCCCCATTGTGGTAGTCGATGACGGGGACTTCGTATTTGACAGACCCAGAACCACCACATTCTTCGCACCACTTAAATCGCATGGCAGAAAGCCTCTCTTATTCTTTTTGAAATACTCTCGCTCAATGGCAAGCATCGCCTTGCCCAACTCGACTTCTTTCCACTCGCCAAAGCGCAAGTTATAAAATGGTTTTATCATTCGTGTAGTTTCCCTGCCGATTGCTTCACTCTTTCAATGAGTGTTTCCAATTCATCTATTTGATGTTTCATTCCTGGGTGACACATCATCCGCATCAGCTTGAGCTTTGCTTCAATCCGCTCAATCCATTGCACCGTTTCCACCATTGCCCCCATCATCCAGCCTCATAAAAAATATGACTGCCGATAACGCCCACCTGTCTCATGCTCTTTGACCAGTAGGGGGTCACGTTCTTGGCGTGGTAGTACAGGACGGTCTGCCGAAAGATACGCATGTCCTGTATCTCGTAGTCGTCAATGGCATTGGCTGCGATTGACAGTGCTTGGCTCCACGCCTCGGCATCAGTCGGCTTGTCTGACTTACCGTCATGCGTCCAACTGAATTGCTTGTCTTGCCAAACCACCTCGCAAACATCATCGGGATAATCAGGAGAGGCAACACGGTTAAGTGTCACCTCGGCTATCGCGTACTGTCCAACGCGGTCTTCACTTCTCGCCTCAAAATATATGTTAGTAGCAAGACACGTCACGGATGCTATGGTTAACAACATGCGGCTTCCTTTCGTTTTTGTAATGGGGGTAATGCTCGTCAATCAATCGACATACAGTCGTGATCTTGTCGAAGTCTTTGTGCCGAACCTTGTTGGTCCTCACGACACAACCCACTCGCCACCAAAACATTCGTGGTCGCCACGGATACAGCTTGTACCAAGTGTCCTTGACCGTGGGTGACATTCGCTGATCAAACTTTAACTTCATGTGATCTACTCCCTTGTGTCCTAACCGTTACACTAAAGTTGTGTTGGTTGTCAAAAAGAAAAAGGCTCACCCGAAGGCAAGCCAATCAAATCAACCCAACAGTGTCGCGTATTGCTACGCTCTCGACACGCTCTCAAAGTCTATGAGGTCCAAGCCCATGATGTCCTCTCTCTCGTCAGACTGTGGGCAAGTGTTAAACAATTCCCGTATTTTAGCCCTTGCCTCGTCGCCCGTATTCGCCTCAATATTATAATCAATAGTCTCGATCCGTTTGACTATCGCTTCCACCTTAACATTCCAATTCATTAGACTCGCCGCCTTTGCTATGGTTGTTGTGACACATACACTACAACAACTAATGCTGTTAGTCGTCCTTAATGTAAAGTGTGTTGGCTCAAGGCCCAAATCTGCTGCGGCTCCTGGCACCCATCCCTCTCGTCAAAGCTCATTGGTGTTATCACTAGCTTGCCACCACTTGGTCGGCAGTCATAAACATGGGCCACATCCTCAAGGTCTTCGTCCACGAACTCACCGCAAAACAGAATGTCATACGGGCCTCTCTTGTTGACCGCTACAAAGCATGTAGCAAATTCCAACGCATCGAACTTTCTAATCGGCAGTGACATGGGGCTGGTCAGTGCTGCATAGAGCATAGACATAGCTCTCTCGTCGTCGCAGTCCCTTACTGCCACCGCCATTTCTGTTTCGTTGTCTTGGAAGATGAAGATACTCTCGGACATTGGGACACTCCTTTGTGTGTCCCATCATCCCATTATCTCAGGTCGTGCGCGTCCCCAATCTAGGGGCCATGCTATTTTTTGATTATCATTACGTCCAACCTATCAAGATAATCCTCGTTGCTTTCGTCATCTAATTGAGGTTGGTTTTCATTGGCGTAAGTCATCGCTACCCAATCTTCAAACTCAACAAGGTCTTCTTTGTGAACTAGAAACAGGTCTGTTTTTGTATCGGAATGAACCCCTCGCAATGTCTCAATCTTTTTCTCCACGATTGGTGCATCCCAATCTGGATACTGACCATCCTTCCATGACCTTATGTATTGGTGTGTATAAATCATTCGTTCTCTCCTATGCTGCCAATAATAATCTAATGCGGGACATGTATTGCTCGTCCGTTTCCTTGGGTGGGATGCGGTTATCGACATTCAATTTGTGATGCTTTGATTTGATGAATGTCATGTCATCAAACAAGCCACGTTGCTTTGCCTTGTCGATAGCTTTTCCGAAGGGTTTACCGATACGCTCAGTCGCCATCGTTCCACACAGTGACCAGCTAAATGTCACGCTGTCCTTCTGCCATTGCTTGCGTCTATCTTTCAGTCTCATTGCTTGTGTCTCCATTCGTATCCAAAGGTTGCTTGTCCATTCTCCACCACAACAAAGTGGCCGTACTTATCAAGATGTTCTTTGTCTGGTGTGATCTTGGTGCCAAGGCACGACACCACATCCAATTCATTCTTGATACATTGCTTGGCTAATCGGATCACACCCTTGTTGTGATCCTCAAGAAAGATAAGCACATCCATCCCTCGAATGGATGCAATGTGTTCGTCGTAGTAAACTTTGGTCATGCCGCTTCCCTTTCGTCGCGTTCCATTATTGATGATGCTGCCTTGGCCTCGCGGTCCAACATCTTGAGTATCCATTTGTTGAATTGTGCATCGGTCAGCCTCGACGCATTGGTATGCAAACCAATGTGCCGTTTAACTACGCTGTCGGGCAGGGCGTTGCGCCGTGAACCATCCTCGTTTGTGTACCAGAGGCACCAGCCACAAACCTTTTCATACATCCGCAATCTCAGGCAGAATTTATCTATGTTCTCTTGCGAGATTTCATTCAGTCCCAACACCATCGTAACGGTTATTAGTTGCTCAGTCTCAGGCGACATTCTTTTGTCGTCGCCCTCGCCGTTGAAGCAAACTGTTTCCCAATCGGTGATGTCGCCAAGGTTCCAATTCAAAGACATGTTATTCTCCCTCTCGTAATACTGTTGCTGTTCCAACTATGTTGCCGTTTATGTCGCGCAATTTAGTTTTCATCGCTTGGAAATTGAAATCTTGTATGATGTCAGACATTTGCGAGTAATCATTTGCTACCTGTTTTAGTATGCGGCCTAGTTCATTAACGTCTTCAAACGCTGCGTTGTTCGTGTCGATTTTAAGTATGAATTTCATGCGTCTTCCTCTTCAAAAAATCGTGGTGATAGTTCGTTCACATCAAGCAAGTCCAACAGTTGGTTGCTGCTAAGATAGCTGGCGATCATGTTGATCCATTGGTCTGCGTCTATCCCTTCTACGCAGCGGTCTTCGATGTGTTCTAAGATTTCTTTCTTAGTCATGCGTCTTCTCCTTTTGATTGTGATTTAAGCGGCGATTTTGTGTCGGCTGTATGCCCAATCAGCCTTGTCAAATTCATCTCTGAATTGATCGGAAACCAACTGATCCT